CGCAAACAGATGAATCAACTCCATTTCAGATATTAAGAGGTGCTGGTCTTAGGGCTATGCCAGCACCTTCCAATAGTGTAGATCTGCGTTTAGAATCTGTTTCTTCACAGCTTACTAAGATGTCAGATGGTAAACCAGCTTTTTTGATTGATAGAAGATGTCCTATGTTAATTAAAGGATTCCAAGGTGGCTATGCCTATAGAAGAATGCAAGTATCAGGTGAGCGTTATGATGATAAGCCAGAGAAGAATATGTACTCTCATATACATGATGCTTTACAGTATTTATTGCTTGGAGCTGGTGAAGGAAGAGAATTAATTTCTGGACAAAAGCCACTACAATCGTTTAATGCTAGAAAAGGGTATGACATTTTTCAACGAAAGCCTATCAAGAAGCAAGGCTTCTGGGCAAGATTAGGAGGTTAATATGTGTATATTTGGTGGTGGTAGTTCAGCTCCAGTAACAGATCCACAAGCTGAAGCTGCACAAGCAGCTCAATTAAAAAAAGAGCAAGAGGAAAAAGCAGCACTGAAAAAACAACAAACTGCACAAGCTGTAACTAGGGCAACACCTTTGGTTAGTACAACTCCAATAACTCAAATGGCAACAAGTCCAGAACCAGAATCAGATGTTATAAAACAAAGAAAAGAAAGTACAGTGTTACAAAGAAGAAGAATGCGTAGAGGTAGACGTTCTTTGATAACTGGATCTGGTGGAGGTATTGGGTATTATAGAGGAAATGTATAATGCATGATAAAATTGCAAAAGAATATATGGCAAAATATGAAAAAGCCAAAACATTAAGAGAAAACTTTGTTCCTCTCTTTGAAGAATGTTATGAATTTTCTATGCCACAAAGAGAATCTTTTTATACCGAATCTATTGGTCAAAGAAGAGATGAAAAAATATTTGATGAAACAGCTGTTGTTGGTGTACAAGAGTTTGCATCAAGATTACAAGCTGGTCTAGTTCCTAACTTTGCTAGATGGGCTGACTTTATAGCTGGCTCTGAAGTTGCTAAAGAACAAAGAGATACTGTTAATAATGATTTGGATGAGGTGACAGAATATGTATTTGAAGTCTTACAAAACTCCAACTTTGGTCAGGAAGTTCATGAATCATTCATGGACTTGGCAGTTGGCACAGGTATCCTTCAAATAAGTGAAGGTGATGCTGTACAGCCTATTGTATTTAATGCAATACCACTTCCTCATGTTGTATTAGAAACTGGTCCAAATAATCAGATAGATCATGTTTACCGAGAGAGAAATGTACGTTATTCTCATATTCCTTTATTGTATGCTGATAGTGATATTTCTCCACAGTTAGCAGATAAGATACAAAAAACACCAGATGCTAAAACAAAAATATTAGAAGTTGTTTGTCGTGATTATACAAAAATAAATGAAGATGCTTTTTTAGATTATGTTATTGATTGTGAAACATCTACATTAATTAGGTCGCAGAGATACAAAGGTATTGGTTCTAATCCTTTTGTTTGTTTTAGGTGGGCTACTTGTGCTGGAGAAGTCTATGGCAGAGGTCCACTTATGAACGCTTTGAGTGCTATCAAGACTACAAACCTTACAGTTCAGTTAGTATTAGAAAATGCACAAATGGCTATATCAGGTATCTATCAGCTAGATGATGATGGTATTGTTAATCCAGATACAATTAATCTTGTTCCGGGAACAGTCATACCAAAAGCACCAAACTCAGCTGGTTTGCAACCAATAAGAGCTGCAGGAAGTTTTGATGTAAGTCAGTTTATATTAAATGATATGCGTATGAATATCAAAAGAGCTTTGTATAATGAAATGCTAGGTGATCCAAATAAAACACCAGCTACTGCTACTGAGATAGCAGAACGTATGGCTGATTTATCTAGGCAGATTGGTTCTGCATTTGGTAGATTGCAATCAGAGTTAGTGCAACCAGTATTACAAAGAGTTGTACATATTCTAAAGAAGCAAGGAAGAATAGAAATACCAACAGTAAATGGTAGGCAAGTAAAAGTAAGATCTGTATCTCCATTGAGTCAAGCTCAAGCTAGACAAGACATTAGTGCAACATCACAATGGCTACAGCTTGTACAACAAGGATTTGGTCCAGATATTATGAACTTGCTAGTAAGTGGTGAAGAAGTTGCAGCCTATCTTGCTAAGAAGTTTGGTGTACCAGATAGTCTTATAAGAGATGCTGGTCAGAGAAAACAAATTATGGAGATGATGCAACAAGCACAAATGCAACAACAAATGATGCAACAACAAGGAGGGGAACAAGTTGTCCAACAATAATAATATTGGGATAGATGGATTACAAAGAAAAAAAGAAGATGATGAGATTATAAGTAAAAATATATTAGCAACATTTTCAACACCATCTGGTAAACAAACATTGGGTTATTTAAGAAGTTTAACTCTTGATTCTGTAGCTGGACCAAATATATCAGATGGTGAATTACGTCATTTAGAAGGACAAAGATATATTATTGGTTTAATTACAAGAAGAATGAATCATGGAGAAAAGGTAAGAGCAAATGTCTGAAGAATCATTAATCAAAGCAACAGAACCACAAACAGAAGCCACAGAAGAAACACCAGTTACAGAAGAAAAAGATTTTGTAACGGCTGAAGATCAAATAGTAAGACCAGAATGGTTACCAGAAAAGTTTAAAACACCAGAAGCTTTTGCAGAATCTTATTCTAATCTTGAGAAAAAATTTCATCAGAAAGAAGAAGATTTACGAGCAACATGGGATGCAGAGTTACAAGAAAAAGCATTTGAGAATAGACCAAAAACAGCAGATGACTATGAATTACCAGAGTCTATTGATAAAGCATTAGGTGCTGATAATAAATTATTAGGCTGGTGGTCTAAATTTTCTTGGGATAATGGTCTTAGCCAAGAAGAATTTAATGATGGTATTGAAATATTTAAAAACGAATATCTTGGTGAGCAAGTATCTATAGATGATGAAATGCAAAAGTTAGGTGATAATGGACAAGAGCGTGTACAAGCAGTTGAATTATGGGCTAATAAGTTTTTTCCAGAGAACCTAATGCCAGCAGTTGTTAGGTTAGCTGAAAGTTCTGAAGGTATAGAAGCAATGGAAATGATTATGGAAAATCTAAAAGGTAATCAATCTATTGATTCAGAGTCAGCTAACAAGTTGGATGAAGATATGATACATCAGATGATGCAAGATGAAAGATATCATAATCCAGCTAAGAGAGATGCAAATTTAATTAGACAAGTCAATGAAGCATATGCAAAACTGTACCCTGATTAAAGAGGATGGAAAGACAAAACTAGTAAAAACTACATTAGATCATGTTGATTATTTATCTGATAAACTAAGAAAACAAGATTTGATTGAGTTAGAAAGACTTGAAGTAAAGCCAAGATATGCTTTGGTTTTTCCTTTTACATCTTCAAAATCAATGACATATACTCTTATTCACAATAATGAACCAGTATCAATGATAGGTACAATGGAATCATATAGAGAGGATTTTGCTCGTTTATGGATGTTATCAACAGAAAATATAACTAAGTGTAAACGTATGATTGCTAAACATTCTGGTTGGATGTTTGATTATTTACAAGCCCATTATTTTAGGATTCATAACATCATTCCAGTAGAAAATACCATGACAATCAAGTGGTTAGAGATGAATGGGTTTATGTTTGGAGATACACATATTATAAATGATTATGAATTTATTGAATTTTTTCGTTGCAATTTTAAAAAAAATAATATTTATAATGAAATATCGAAGCCTGTAATGCACTGAGCGACCCTGTAAAGGACAATTGCTATGAGGTGATCTACTCAGATAACTTTGTATCAATGGTGAAACTTTATAAGGGAGTGTTGCAAAATGGCAAACACAATTTCTACAGCCTTTATAAAACAGTTTGAATCTGAAGTACACTTAGCTTATCAACGAATGGGATCAAAGCTAAGAAACACGGTTCGTACTGTTTCCAATGTATCTGGTAATGTTGTACGTTTTCAGAAAATTGGGACTGGCTCAGCAAGTACCAAGTCAAGAAATGGACTTGTTACTCCAATGGAACTAGCACATACAACTGTCGAAGCTACTATGTCTGATTTCTATGCATCAGAATATATTGATAAGTTGGATGAGTTAAAAACAAACATTGACGAAAGACAAGCTGTTGCAAAAAGTGCAGCTGCTGCTCTTGGTCGTAAAACAGATGAAA